GCATATATGCGCGGCAAAGTTGATGGCCAAGAAGCCGATCGTGATTTTCTTAATCGCCGTCAAAGCTGATCATATATACATCATATGAGTTTAGACTATACAACCACTCTTGTTGTTGACTTTGATGATACCATTGCTATCACGCACAATCGCGATTGGGTGAATGCAACGCCAAATGAAGCACTGGTAAACAAATTAAATCAACTGTATGACGACGGTTGGAGCATTCATATTGTCACTGCACGAGGTCAGCTCTCATGCGCTGGTGATTGTGAAGCGGCCGACTGCAAGTACCGATCACAAATTGAGGAATGGCTTGCCCAGCATGATGTAAAGTATACATCGCTTAGCTTTCAAAAGAAGCTAGCGGCATACTATATTGATGACAAAGGTATTACACCAGAACAGTTTGTTGACAGTTTTGAACGCAAGAAGTTGGTTGGTGGCTGGAGCGGTGATGCTGTGTATTATGATAAAGTAACAAACAGCGTTTACAAGACATCAGCCAAGACACCCAGCGTCATATGCTGGTTTAATGCCGCAGCTGGTTTAGGTTACAACGTTCCACGCATTGACAGCGTGATTGGCAACACTATACGCATGCAATACTTGCATGAATATTTTGGAAGTATTCAATCCGTGTTGCGCACAGTTCACAGCTTTAGACAGCACCAGCCATTCTATAGTCAACATGTAAGCAGTGACGCATACGTCTCGCGCTGTCGTGAACGCGTTAAGCAGGTGTTGAGCATTGCTGATTACAGCTTTGTTTATATTTTGCTAAACAGTGCAATGGCGCATACACCATCATCCTTTGGTCATGGCGATTGCAGCATCAGCAACATTATGACGCATGATAGCTCCGGACAAAGCGTTTACTTTATTGATCCAATCAATGACCCTACACTATACAGCTCATGGGTCATAGACATTGCCAAACTATACACTACAATTGCTTTAACCGACTCTTGTGATTCTGCGCTTGAACTTATTGAAGACAGCGAATTGGTGCCCATTGAAGTTCTTAAGGCGCACGAGATTGGACACCTGTGTCGCATGTATCCATATGCGCACAATAAAGAAGATTTATTACAACACTTAAAAAACAAAATTGATGCTGCTAGACAAACAATCCTTAGCTAAACTTATTGGCAAACCCATTGAAGAAATTCGTATAGGCTTTACGGCATCAACCTTTGATCTCAAAGGTCAAACTAGCGTGCTGTATAAATAACTGTATGATAGGCTACATCTATAGAACAACAAACAAAATTAACGGGAAAACATACATCGGAAAAAAGCACAAACAAATTTTTGTAGATTCATATTATGGATCTGGCATAGTAATTTCCTCTGCTATTAAAAAGTATGGTAAGGAAAACTTCGAAGTTGTTTTAATAGCTACAGCCGATTCATTGGAAGATCTAAATCTTTTAGAACGTCAATTTATTTTGAATGAACAGCCAAAATATAATTTAGCTCCTGGTGGTGATGGCGGTGACATCATTTCTAATTTAGAAAATAAGAATGACATCAGAAGCAGAGCAACAGCTGGTATAAAGAAATGGCATGCTTCTTTAACAGAAGAAGAAAAGGAAGAATGGATTTGTTCTATTAAAAAAGCTAGGGAAGGCCAAGGGAATTTTAGAGAAGGGTACATACCAACCGATGGTCATCGTAAAAAGTCATCAGTGTCAAATACCGAGGCATGGAATAACTTGACAGCCGAAGAACGATCACAAAGGTTGCAAAATCATTCTAAGGCAATGAGTAAGCGGCAAGGACAACAAACCCACAATTCACAACAGATTGAAATAAATGGAATCATTTACGCAAGCCTTACTAAAGCAGCAGCAGCTTTAGGATTAAAACGCCACATATTACAAAATAAAATAAAAAAAGGGCAAATAAAATGTACATTAATAAAAAAGAAATAGCAAAAAAACTAAATAAAGATGTAACCGAGGTTATAATTGGTTTCAGCTGTTCCACCTTCGATCTCTTTCATGCAGGCCATACCGTAATGCTTATGGAAGCAAAACAGTTGTGTGACTATCTTATTGTAGGCCTGTTGGTTGATCCTACAAAGGACCGCGCTGACACAAAGAATGCACCCGTGCAAAGTGTATTTGAGCGCTACCTGCAAGTATCGGCATGCAAATATGTGGATGAAATTATTCCCTTTGAAACCGAAAAGGATTTGCAAGATATGATTCTTACCATTAACCCTGACGTTCGTATTGTTGGCGAAGAATATCAGCATAGTGATCACACTGGAAAAGGCTTATGCCCAATTCATTACAACAAAAGACGGCACAGCTTCTCTACAAGTGAGTTGAGAGCGCGTGTGGTTGCAAAAAAATAACAAGCATATATAACATTATGAACATATTAATTACTGGAGGCTGCGGCTTTGTTGGAACCAATCTTATTCCTAGTTTGTTAGAACTGGGGCATAGCGTGGTTGTGTTTGACAATCTTGCGCACGGCTCATACATTCCTGAAGTGCATGACCGTGCACGCTTTTTTAAATGCGATATTCGTGACCGCGAAGCAATGCATTTGCACATTGGCAATCTTAAACCTGACATTACTTTTCACTTTGCTGGATTGGTGAGCATCTATGATTGCCATCGCGATCCAGCCGCTGCGGTGGCCAACAACATTGTTGGCAGCGTCAATGTATTTGATGCATTGCTTGCCGCAGGTTGCCCGCGCGTTGTTTTCTCAGAGACAAGCGCAGTATATGAAAACTGCGAGCTGCTTCAAGATGGTTACTTTGAAGGGCAAAGCGATCCTACTACGGTGTATGCAACTACTAAAGCAGCGGTCGCATTGCTTGCTGAAAGTTATGCGCGCACCAAAGGATTGCGTTATACTGCATTGCGTTACTTTAATATTGCTGGGCCTATTCAAGACTATAAGCGCACCGTGCCTCCATTGTTTGCAGGCTTTGCTATTCGCATGATGGGCGGTAATGCTCCAATCGTCTTTGGTGATGGTAACCGTCGGCGTGACTTTATTCACGTTGATGATGTCAATGACTTTCACGTTCAATGCTTAACTGATGATCGTACTATTGGTCAAACATACAATCTTGGACGCGGCGAAAGTTGTAGTTTGTTTGAAATTGGTGATGCTGTTGCAACCATACTTAAAGCTCGTGGTTATACTTTACCAGACACTGTACAATATTCATACATGCCTGAAATTAATGGTGAAGCGTATGAAATATTTGCGGATATTCGCAAGGCACTCTCGCTTGCTTGGAAGCCAAAGAAAAGCATTGCTGTTGCGCTTGATGATACAATTGCCTACCTTGAAAAGGAAATTGAGCGAGGCAGCATTGATCCATTAACCTACATGGTTGATTTAAATATTGACAGCGTTAAGATTGCGTAATATGAATATATACGTAGGAAAGATTGGCAAGAGTATATTGTTTAATCGCAATTCATGGGGTAATATTGGAGGCGACTGTGAAGCACCCAAGTATTATGAAAACTTATTTGCACGCAATCCTAGCATTACATTTTACTTGTTGGGCTGCAATGACTTTTCTCGCTTAAGCAGCAGTGAAAAACAACGGGTCAATGTGAATGGCAATGTGATTGACATTTGGGGTAAGGCGTTTGTGGATTGGAAAAAGAACAATCCAATGCACAGCAGCCTGCACAATATAGAATACCTTAAAGAATATATTGCGCTCAATCATGTAAAGTTTGATGCTGGCATTGTATTGGCTGGCCCAACTGGTACCACCAACATTCCATTTAAGGTTACCAAAATGCGTAACCCCAGCGAGATTGCTAGTCCTCTTGAGATGCTGTGCAAATATGTTGCGCCCATGACCGATTGGATGAATGATAATCGCCACATTCCATACATTCTCGTTGTCAATGACCCGCGCTTTTGGCCGTGCAATGCACGCGATTGGATACATATGCCTAGCATTGTATTGTCGCAATATGATGAAGTTACGCACATAACAGTTCGTAAAAATTATACGGACAATGCAACAGTTGTTCACGCCATTCCTAGCACCTATAGTGCAATGGAAACCATCTTTCTCATTGGGCAAGACAAAGAAAAGCAAAGTGCTGAAACCGAAACAACATCGTTGGATACATTCTTTGGCTCAGCTGCTCCTGAAGCAAGTGGCCAAAAGGACATAAACTTTATGATTGTGCTTAATGAAGGGCGTCCTTCACGATACAACCTGTTGAAACAAACCATTCTTAATGATGTACAAGACGCAGCAATCTATGGCAAATGGGATGAGCGTACAGTGGGCTCTGACTCACGATTCAAAGGCAGCTTACCGTTCCATGAATTGCAAACCATATTGCCTCGTGTAAAATATACATATTGTATTCCCATCAAAAAAGGATGGGTTACCATGAAGTTCTGGGAGATGGCACATTATGGAATTATACCATTCCTGCATCCAACTTATGACGAGCAAAACCATTTGAATGCTCCACCATTCTTGCGCGTAAAGGACAGCAAAGACCTGTTTAAAAAAATACAGTTTCTTGAGGCCAATCCTGATGCATATGTGGCGCTTGCTGATGCCATCGCTGATATGTTAAAGCCGGCATACTATTCAGGAGAACACTTGAATAGTGTTACACTAGAAGCTTTAAACAAAATCATATAAATTGATTCAACAATGCACGACAACACACAAAACAAATATACATACGCATCAATTGTACCGCTTATTGGCGGTGAAAGTTTAGGTATTCAGGAAGCGTTAAATGGGCAATTGCCAGAATATGTATTGTCATACAGTCCATTTGCGAGCAATGATGATCATTACATTCAATACATTCGCAATACCAAAGGATGGGATGGTGACTATGTGTTCCTGGATGAACAGCCTGATCATGTTGCGCCGTATGTTGATGTTGTCAATTCTACATGCCCATGTGCAGGCCTAAGCAGCTTTAGCACTGCCAGCAGTGCCGATAGCGCAATCAATGAATGGTTGTATCGCACCGCTGAATATGTACTTGACAAGGTATCTCCTAAAGTATTTTGGGGTGAGAATGCTCCGCGGCTATACAGTAAGATGGGCAAACCGGTTGCCGATCGTTTGTTTGAAATTGGCCAAAAGTATGGTTATAGCTTAAACCTTTACTATACTGAAAGTCGATTGCACGGGTTGTCTCAGAAACGAGGCCGCACGTTTTACTTCTTTACCAAAAGCGTGAGCGCGCCACTCTTTAGTTGGTTTGCTGTTGCAGGAGAACCCATTGAAAACATCTTTAATATGCCGTATGCTCCAGGTGACCCTATGAATATTCTATGCAATGAAGAAGATCCCAATAAGAATGGATGGGCAGCCTATGCAATGCACAAGACAGGTACCACCAATATTAAAGAGCTGTATGACACTCTAAACAATACACAAAATCTTATTGTGTGGGCTGACGGTGGATTGGGTGACAATCTTACGGTTGTGGCAGAGTGGATGGATGAAAACGGCTATGCTATAACCGCGGGCCGTGCTCGTGATATGGCCGTCAAACGTGCAAAAGGTATGGGTTACTGGGCACACGGTATTACACTTGCCAAAGGCATTATTCCAAGTCTGATTGGCGCGTTACCATTCTGGATGATTAATCCATTTACTCAAACTTTTCCAACTGTGCGCGACTGTCTCCGCATCATGAAGATGCCTGAAGACTTTAATCTTTCAAGCATTTATCCGCTTAAAAGAAAGATTAATCACATTTGCCAAAATGTACCGGTAAGCACTGCGCGTGATATGATGTACAATGTAATTAAATATCTTGATGGCGATGTTGTGTGGAGCGAAAGCAACTATACCAAACAAAGCAATAAGAGTCAAACAGTTGAATATCCTACGCGAGCGGAAGCAAATGATTCTCATAAACTTGATGAATTTTTTAGTTTACAACACAAGAAAAACCTGTTATAATAATATCTCAACGAAATAATATATGTCATCTGTACTAGAAAAACTAAAAAAGAATTGCCGAATTAAAGAAGCCGACGTCTTGGCTGACAGCGATTTTTATGCTGAAAAAGATATCACATCCACAAGTGTGCCAATGGTCAATGTCGCGCTAAGCGGCAGTATTGACGGTGGATTGACCAGTGGACTTACCGTTCTCGCTGGTCCATCAAAGCATTTTAAATGCCTTAGCGGAGATACTCCAATCTCTGTATATTATTAAGAATTACTTTAGCTGGTCCATGGTAAAATACATATTTGTATAAATACTTCCATGGACCAGCTAAAGCATAAAATACAAAATATTCTAATAAATTATACCGACGCCTGCATAAGCGAATTGTCTAAAAAATTCGCCAATGCCAATAATGTTAAAAAATCAGACATACTAAATTATTTAAGAAATAAGTATAATATAGTGGGTTGCCCAACTAGAGGTCAGCGTAACTATTGGATACTCAGAGGATATTCTAAAACTGAAGCTGAAATTAAAATTAAAGAATATTCTCATGTGTACTCAACGATGGCGGTCGAGTCTATTATGAATAGACACAACATAAGTAAATCTGAGGCAGAGAATATTGTTAAAGATAGAGTATGTAAAATGAAAAAAACATATGAATCAATGTCAGATGAAATGATTGCCAACTTAAATAAACGAAAGGCTTCAAATTCACTTAAAAATTGTATTTCTAAATATGGTAAAGAGCATGGCAGCTTAATATATGAACAAAGAATTCAACAGCTGAAAGATAATGTGTCTTTAGACGGTTATATCAAGAGACATGGGATTGATGAAGGTACACGCTTATACAAAGAATTTTGTGAAAAAACTCAAAAGCAAAATACTCGGTCAGGTTACATTGAACGCTATGGCAGCCAAGATGGACCAATAAAATATGCGCACACACAAAATAAAAAATCCTTTTCGCATACTTTGGCAGGTTACATTGAACGCTACGGGCATGAAGACGGTCTTATAAGATATACTAAAAGACAACAAACTTATATTGAATCACTATATGGAAACAAAACAGAAGATGAGCTTACGGCATTTCATAAATCCCAAGGGCTAACATATAAAGATGCCGTTGCAAAGCATGGACTGCTTGCCGCTAATTCCATTTTTAACAGCAGAGGCGCTAGCGCTGCTAAAGCGTCAACAGAATCTTTAAGAGTCTTAATACCATTTTATAAGTATGTAAGAAGAAGTGGAATTGCCAAATCAGACATTTATTGGGGAATTAATGGATCAGTCGAATACTTTATAAGAGAAAATGAAAAATTTGTCACTTTTGATTTTACAATTAGATCTATTCGTGTTATAATTGAATATAACGGAACGGTATGGCATGCAAAAAATCCAAACGACACATTAAAACACCCGTATGGAAAAACCGCTTCTGAAGTATATGCTTACGATAAACAAAAATATGAAATGGCCGAGAGACAAGGCTTTACAATAATTACGGTATGGTCTGATATACCACATAAAGAAAATTTACACAATCTAATAAAACAATATGAAAACGTTAAATACAACATACGCTGAATTGCATAAATTGGTTCAGGAAAATCCGGATATTAAATATCACGTAAAAACTAGTACAGGTAAGTTCACACAAATTAATGCAACCGTCTGCAAACAATCCGATACATATGATATTGAGTTTTCTAATGGCGTTGTTTTAACAGCAGGCGACAAACATTGTTTCATGGACAATGCCGGTTTACCTGTTGCAACCGAATCATTATTACCTGGGCAGGTTGTTCAAACGCTTAGTGGTAATGTAACATGTGTAGGCCGCTCCAATTTTAAAGTAAATCAGGAAGTATATGATATTTCTATTGATGCGCCTCATTGGTATACAAATGACGATACACATGGTATTATTCATCACAATACTAGCTTTGCATTGCTTATGGCAGGTGCATACCTTAAGAAACATAAAGACGCTTGCCTTATGTTTTATGATAGTGAATTTGGTAGTCCTCAGCAATACTTTGAAAGCTTTGGTATTGATACCAATCGAGTCCTGCATATTCCCATCAAGAATATTGAAGAACTTAAGTTTGATATTGTGAATCAACTTGAGCAAATGGAGCGCAAGGACAAAGTAATTATTGTTATTGATAGTGTTGGTAACCTTGCGTCCAAAAAAGAATTGGAAGATGCAATGAATGAAAAAAGCGTGGCCGACATGACGCGCGCTAAAGCGCTTAAAGGATTGTTCCGTATGGTTACGCCATACCTTACAATGAAAAACATTAGCCTACTTGCAATCAATCATACCTACCTCGAGATTGGTCTTTTCCCTAAGTCGATCGTTAGCGGAGGATGTGTTGCTGCTGGAACTCTTATTACTCTGCCTGATGGAACAACCAAAGCCGTTGAAGACTTTATTGCTGGTGATACTGTCCAAACGCTTGACGGCCCTAAAGAAGTTACTGCGGTCTGGAATCCAGACACACTTGAAGAAGGTGAACCTGAATGTTATGAAGTTACATTTGAAGACGGCCATAGTGTCATTTGCAGTGATGCACACAAATTCATGATTGATGACCTTTGGGTTGAAGCAAAAGATCTGAGAATCGGACAAGATTGTAAAGTATTAGCTTAAGTTAAGATCATCAATTGTATAAATAAGTATGTTAACCACACATACCTATGACATTTAAATTGATGATAAAAACACATAACATAACAGGTCTCAAATATCTGTGTGTGACTTCCAAAGATGACTATGGATCGTATAGCGGTTCTGGGCATTACTGGAAGTCACATATAAAGACACACGGCAAGGATATTTTTACTGAGTTATTAGGAACATACCAAACAAAAGAAGAATTGCGAGATGCTGCTATTTTAGCCTCAGCTAAATATGATGTTGTTGAAAGTAGCGAATGGGCAAATTTAATTCCTGAAACTGGATATGATTATGACGGCATTACAAGAAAAGGCTGGTTTGGATGGTATGAATCTTTATCAGATGAAGAAATACAGATTAGGAATGCAAATATTAGTTTAAAGGTAAAGGAAAGAATCTCTAATACGGATCCTAATATAATATCGGCTCAAAACCAGAAACAACGTCTTAACATATCTAAAGAAGCTGCAAAAATTAGAAAAACAAAAATTCAAGATGTATATAATACGGGAAAACACGATGCATTATTTAAGAGATATTCAGAAGAAAGAACAGGCGGAAATAATCCTTGTGCAAAAATAATTATGATTAACGAAATACAGTATGCATGTATTAAAGATGCAGTACATGCTTTAAATTTAACTAGAGCCGTTATATCACGCCGAATTAAGTCCGATCATACACAATGGAGTAAATGGAATTACGTTTAAAAAGACCTTTACAAACAGAAGAAAATATATTATAATATAACATAATGAAAATTAAAGAAATTAAATCAATAGGGCGGCAAAAAGTATATGACCTTAGTGTTAAGGATACCGAGCATTACATTCTTAAGAATGGTGTTGTCACACACAACACTGGCATCATGTATAGTGCAGACAATGTTTGGATTATTGGCCGCCAACAAGATAAAGATGGTACTGAAATTCAAGGGTATCACTTTGTAATCAATGTAGAAAAGAGTCGCTTTGTTAAAGAAAAAAGTAAAATTCCAATCAGCGTAAGCTGGGAAGGCGGCGTTCAAAAATGGAGCGGCCTACTGGATGTTGCTATTGACGGTGGTTATGTAGTCAAGCCCAAGAATGGATGGTATCAAGCATGGGATAGCGCAAAGAATGTTGAGTTGACTGGCAACCTGCGTGCTGCTCAAACCATGACTAAAGAATTCTGGGAGACTGTATTTAAGAATACCGATTTTGCAGCATATCTTAAAAACAAGTATACCATCGGCCTTCGCGATATGATGAATGACGTTGAGGTTAATCTTGATCGTATTCCTGAGAGTACAATCACCTTTGAAGAATCCGCCGAATCCGCTGAAACAGATGACTGAAGCAAAAGACTATATTTTTGTCGAAAATGATTTACATAGTGATCAATATTCGATAAAATTATTGTCTGGGCGCTGGGCGGGTGTGATCTATACATATGGACGCACCCGCCTGGTTGAGGACAAAGAAGCTGATGTCTTAAAGGTTTCATTTGTTTATAAAATTGAGCGCTGCCCAGAAGCAATGGACAGACAATCATTAGACTGTGACTCTTCCTTTAAGAATCATATTGGAGACGTACTAAATCATCTATTATCACAAAGCGAATTTAAAATTGGAAACAACGATGCAAAAGAATCTTGAGGAAATAATCATTAAAAACCTGATACAAAATGAAATGTTTACGCGCAAAGCGCTTCCTCATTTAAAACCAGAATACTTTGAAGGGCAGCATAAAGTATTGTACGAGCTGATCTTATCATTTATTGGCAAGTACAATAAGCTGCCAACTAGCAGTGTGCTAGACATTGAGTTTCAAAACAGCGACTATGTTAACCGCAATGACCATCATGAAGTGCTAAGCAGCATTCGTGATATTGATAGTCCTGCAAGCGTTGACTATGATTGGCTGGTGGACAACACTGAAAAGTGGTGTAAGGACCGTGCCGTGCATCTTGCAATTATGGAAGCTGTTAGTATTATTGACGGGAAAAGCAAAGATCAAACCGAAGGCGCAATTCCAACCATTCTTAGCAATGCATTGAGTGTTACCTTTGATACAAATGTTGGACATGACTATCTTGAGAATGCTGAAAGCCGCTATGACTTTTACCACAAGACCGAAGATAAGATTGCCTTTGACCTTGAAATGCTTAACGTCATTACAGGTGGTGGGATTCCTCGCAAGACGCTCAACATTATTCTTGCCGGTACAGGTTGCGGAAAAAGTTTGGGTATGTGTCATATGGCTAGTGCAGCTCTTGCAGAAGGGCGCAATGTATTGTATATCACAATGGAAATGGCAGAAGAAAAGATTGCTGAGCGTATTGATGCCAATCTTTTTGATGTGCGTATTGATCAGTTAAAGGACTTGACTAAAGCATCATTCAATAATAAGGTTAAGGGTATCAGTGATAAAACCAAAGGCAAACTTGTTGTTAAGGAATATCCAACTGCGAGCGCACATGTCGGTCACTTCCGTGCATTGTTGCTTGAACTAAAATTAAAAAAGAAGTTTGAGCCAGACATCATTTATATTGACTATCTAAACATTTGCGCGAGCAGCCGCATGAAAGGATTGAGTGGAAGCATCAATACATATAGTCTTATTAAAAGTATTGCTGAAGAGATTCGTGGATTGGCTGTTGAATTTAATGTACCCATCTGGAGTGCAACTCAGGTTACTAGAGCGGGTTACTCATCATCAGACATCGAAATTACAGATACAAGTGAATGCATTGCTATTACTGAATCCGTTACAATGCGAGATGGTCAAGTTAAGACGCTCGATGAAGTTAAATTGGGTGACCAAATTACAGCAAATGATGAATATAAAACAGTAATGTTTAAGCATCATAATAAGATGAAAGACTGTGTAAAGATTACAACTGAAAGTGGTAAATCAATAATTGTTTCGAAGGATCATGTATTTCCATGTAAAAGCAATGGGAATGTTAAACGTATTAGTGTTAATACTGGATTAATGGTTTCAGACATTCTATCTGTTGTACTCGGCAAAATGTAATTATTATAAATAATATCATACTACAGATTTTATGATAGCAATTACCGATCCATTAGAGAGAAAACCTATACGAGACATAATTAATAAATTGCCTGATGATAAGAAACAATATTTCATTAAATTTATAGCTGAATACATTGGTCATGAAAAACTATCATCGTCACTTAAGCGTAAATATGAATTGTTTAAAGATATACTGGTGAATAATGAAAATTCATATTTTTCATTATTCACAGAATACAATTCATCCAATAATCAATATCGTAAAGTGGATATTAGACATGGCTTAGGCTCAAGTAAAAAGTTAAAAACCGCATACGAGGCGAGGCCTAAAGCAGTGAATGTAAATTCATGCTTTACGATTACTTATTGGATGGCTAAAGGCTTATCTACTGAAGAAGCTAAAAAGAAGGTTTCTGAATTGCAAAGAAAAAACGCAAAGAAAAAGCATCATAAATTTAAATTGAACGGCTTAAGTTATAAAGAGTATCTACCCAATTGTATTGAATATTGGATTGCTAGAGGATATGATTTAAACGAGTCGGAAATTCTTAGGAAACAAATTTCTATAAAATCTGAGTTATCATATGTGAATTATATTGAAAAATACGGGTTTGATATAGGTACGGCTAAATTAAAAGCACAGCACGAAAAAAGAAAAGCTACATTGATTGAACGGTTTGGCACAACGGTATTAAATGGTAAATGTTCAAAGGAATCACTTAAATTTTTCATTCCACTTTATAAAAGTATTAGAAAACTTGGTGTTAATAAAAATGATATCTTTTGGGGTATTCGTGGAAGTAAAGAATTTGCGCATCATTATAATGGCATGAACTTCTTTTATGATTTTACAATTAAATCATTAAAAATAACAATTGAATATAATGGTGCATTTTGGCATGCGCGTCCTGAAACTGAGTGGAAAGGCTTTGGATCTAAAGAAGAAAACCTTGCTTATAACCATATTAAAGAAAATACTATTAAACAGTACGGCCATGATTTATACATTGTATGGTCGGATGAAGATCTTGAATTAAAAAGAAATACTATAACACAAAATATTAAAGAAAAATACTATGCAACCGCTTGAAGAATATTGTCTAATTAAAGCAAATGAGCTTATCACAAAGGGTATGGTATCTGAACATACCGATGTTTTTGAATTAACTGATATGTTAATTGCGCTTGAAACTGAAAAAATTGATAAGAATACGAAAAGTGATCATAACTTAAATTATAATGATCCTATTGTTTCTATTGAGGATGTTGGTAAGGTTGAAACTACAGATATTTCAACCTCAGGTGATAACCTATTTTACTGCAATAGCATTTTAACAAAAAACAGTTTTGGACTACCTGCAACCGCTGACTTGATGATTGCATTTATTCGTACAGAACAACTTGACAAGATGAATCAAATTATGGTTAAGCAACTCAAAAATCGTTACAATGATCCAACCACCAACAAACGATTTACCATTGGTGTTGATCTGGCAAAGATGAGGCTGTATGATGTTAGTGATCCTACCGCAAATATTATGGCCGATGATTCTTCTCAATCTGCTCCACAAACTCCTTTTGCTGCAGGGCGAAGCGGAGCAGCACGAAGCAATAAGTTTGACGATTTTAAAATCTAACTTTATTATAAATAACATATATGTCAAACGTAGTAAGTTTTAAAAGTTATTTGGCTGAGGCCATGTCAAACTCGTCAACCGACAAAGCAGCATTCCTAATTGCCAAATATCTTAAAAAGAAGACTGGCGTTGTCATGTTTCGTTATCCCGGTCTTGAAGCATTTAAGAACAGTGATGGCGCAGGTTTTGGTTTGCGTTTCTATTCCACCAAGAAGAATGTTTCATTGCGTTTCAACTGGAAAAGCGCTAGTCAAGCAGGCTTTGTCAATCTTGCAAGTATTGATTACTGGAACGGTAAAGCACCGGCTCCATTCCACATTGAATTTGATCAAAGCGTAAGTATTGTTAAAGTATTGCCGCTTGTTGCTGATGCGCTTAAAGACAACAGCATCGATTTGGGTAAGATTCGTACCATGCCCGATGATGTGCCGCTCAATGAAGACATTAGCTATGATTTTTTAGCTGAGGCCGCAAGTCCAGTAGATATTCTTAATGATATTTTAGATATGGTCACCGAGCCTTCCTTCGCAAAAGGCAAGGTATATACCAAACACAAGAGTGCTGGTCAGAAGATTTTTGATCAGCTTGAAACCACATACCCATCACTGTTTGTCAAAACTGGCACAAAGTTCACATGGGCTGGTAAGGCAAAGGACATTGCAAAGATTCGTAAAGAACAAGGCGCATTGCTTGATGCAACTGGCAGTGTTGAAGCAAAAGTAACACGCGGCGCAGCTAAAGAAAAGTATGTTGTATCTCAAGAAATCAATGCACTTGAAAGCGATCAAGAACGACTTAGCTTTGAAGCGCAGTTGGTTGACCTTGAAAACCTTGTTAAACTAACTGTTAGTGGTGCAGCAAATGCATTGTTTGTTAGCGGCAAAGGCGGTGTTGGCAAAACACATACCACCGAACAAATCCTAGGCAACCTTGGATTGCGTGATGGCGCTGGTTACTTTAAAAATACTGGCAGCGCTAGTGCGGCTGGTTTATACAGTTTGCTGTTCCGCTTTAAGGACAAAATCATCTTCTTTGATGACTCTGATGATGCATTGGGCGATCAAGAAGCGCGCAACCTGTTGAAGGCGGCCACCGATACCAAGAAGATTCGCAAATTGGTATGGAACAAAATGGGCAAGAACGTTGTTGATCCTGACGAAATGACGGATGAAGAAATTCTTGATGCCGGTTTGATTCCTCGCTATTTTGAATTTACTGGTAAAGTTATTTTTATTAGTAACCTGCCACTAAACAAATTGGATCCAGATGGTGCGTTGCGTACACGCGCATTTATTATTAACATTGATCCAACCGAAACAGAAATTTACGAATTTATGGACAAGATTGTTGGCAACATCACACTTGAAGATGGTTTGGAGTTGGATATGGAGGCCCGCAAACATGTGGTTGACTTGCTGCGCAAAGGCAAAAGCAAACAAAGTGCTAACCTTCGCAAACTATCACGCGGCCTAAACATGAGTGCTGGTGCTATTGCGAGCGGTGTTGAAGTAAGTGATGCAGACTTGTTTCGCATGATTGAAACATATGCTACTCCAATACTTGGGTTTCTTTCAATTGGGCTGGCAACGCTTCATGCGGTGGCTTCTTCAATTTGCTAAATGATTAAATTTAGTATATACGGCTGCAGTAAAGATAAGCGATTAAAACGTCGCGTCGGTGCTGCAGCCGTTTTCTTTTTAAAACAGCTCCTACCGCGCAAGCGCAACATTGATGTGCGCATAAAGTTGGTTAAAGACCTGCTAGCTAAAGAAAATAATTATGGCGAATGTTATGACTTGGATGTATCGCCAGGCCACAAGTACTATACTATACGGCTAGACTATGCTGATGCTGATACGGTAATACGTACGCTTGCGCATGAAATGGTTCACGTCAAACAATTTGCGCGTGGCGAATTGCGCATGTTGTATACTGGTTATTGCGCCAAATGGAAAGGCGAAAAGTATCCTGATGATATTGAATATGAAACTTCTCCATGGGAAGTTGAAGCAAACCATATAGAGCCATTGCTGTCGGCCAAGTTTATTGACAAATACCCTATGGTATAAATAACTATACTTCACGTTATGTCTAGCTTAGCCGGAAAAGAATTATATAAGTACGATTGGCGCGCCGAAGTCTTTCTTAAAAAGCTTAAGAACAACGAGCCTTTTGAATTGGAAAATGGTAAAAAGGTGATATTCATACCAGCCAAAGATGTTATCAATATCATCACCAAAAGGTTGCCAACCACTGGTATACGATTACTTGACGCCAAAGGCAATGCATATTCCTTAAAGGATGTATCAAAGAATGCCGAATTTGGTGGCCGCGGAAGCGGCGGTGGAACAGTTAAAGAAGACCGCGAATTATTGTCTTTAATAGAGCAAATTGATGCAGCAAAAAGTGAGAATGCAGCGGCCACAATCAAAATAAAGGTTGGTAATAAAACCTATGACGTGTATGGCGCGGCTAGCACTGCAGGAACACCAAAGAGCGACTTTCACTTGTTGGATATTGATGGTAAAGAGATTGTTTGGTTATCTCATAAAGATGGCAATAAAGCAAAAGACTTTCAACAATGGGGCGGTATAAGTGCGGCAAAGGAACCAACTATTTTCTCTCATAAAGAAACACAAAAGTTTATTGCCGATCTTAAACGTGAATACCCAAACGGCTTACCGCCTGCAACTACTCTATATCGTAATATTAAAGATGATAAGCTAAAAATGCTTAGTGTATATGGCAATAAGTATGGAACAACGCTTGGGCAACAAAATGTTAGTATGCTATTGCAAGGTGCCGTCAAATTGGTTAAGAAAGGCAAACATTATGAATTATCGGCTAATCATGTTCATTATAATGGTGATAGCGTAGATGGCGATGGATATGATCCAGTTCTTATGGCTATATACAAAGGCGATCGCAGCGATGCTGGCGTAAAAGGTACACGTATTGTAATTAGTCCAGTGGGTGGACGTAAAGGAATAGAATTCAAATGATAGCATTTAAACAACACTATTTAACAGAAGTTGCAAACTTAGCAGCAGCCGAATTGTACAAGTATGATTGGCGTGTTGATATGTTTCTTGACAAGTATAAAAACGCTCAGCCGTTACAATTGGTTGCGGGCGGTCAAGTAATACTCAAATATGACAAAACCATTGCTGCTGCGGTCAAAGCCAAGGACAATCCCAATAAGATTGTTTTTCGCGCTGCAACTGGCAACACAACCTACACGCTTAAAGACTTTGCAAAGAGTAAAGAATTTGGTGGCGGTGGCGGAAAAGGCGCTGGTGCAGATGTTACACGCACCACCGAGAGTGCACAGGCTGTATATGCAGCTGCACGATGGGCTGGTAGCAAAAACTATACTGCTATTGATCTTGAGCGCGCCTACAAAGGTTGTAAAGTAGATGAGCCGCTTGAAGGCATTCTAAACGGATTGTCGCCGGCATGGCGTGACAGCTGTATTCTTGGCGCTGAAGCGCTGCATAAGAAATATGGCAAAAAGAATTACACATTCCATCGTGGCAGTGACTGGGTAGACTCTCTTGAGACTGTGTTTAAGAAACTAAACAGTGCCGAAAAGGTATTTTCAAATGTCAACAAGTGGAGTCCAGCCGACATCTATATGGTGAGCCCTGCTGGCGCAGCAGTTAAACTTTTAGCAGCAACCAACATTATTGAATTGAATGGGCTGTTACTTGAAGCATTGCGCAACGGCGATATAGTTGGTGTGTCACTTAAACTGCTTAAGGGCGGTGTCAAGCTGTCAACTTATAATGCAGGTGATAAAAAGCATACCATTGAATTTGACAGATTCACAACTGGCACCAAAGGATTTTTTGGCGGTAAAGATATCTATATGTATTTTTCACATGATGGCAAAATACAATTCCGTACTTTTCCAGAAACTTTCCAAGGAGAAATCAAAGGTAGGAATGCTAACCAAGGCAAACTTAGTTATGGGCCAATTCAAACAGTATTGCGCCACCTTAAATTGCCACAGCTTATTGACATCAAGACATTGCGGAAAGCATTGGCCGAAAGCGATCGCAAGGTTTACGCAGAGTTTTACAAGAATTATACACGTTATGCGATGGACACATCCAAACTCTCACTTGACTCATTCATTGAAGAGTGTAAAAGCAAAGGCGACAGTTGGGTCTTTAGCAAATACCTAGGATGCCAGCTTATAGATATAGTTAAGACTAGCGGCCGTGAAGACGACTTTATTACTTCTTGTATACAATATGCAAGCAGCTCAAGTGACCTGAGTGCACCATTTATCAAATTAGAATAACATGTTATCATTTAAACAACACATAGCCGAAGCGAGTGTCGCTGGCAAGAATGTTCATATGCAACACCTAGAAGATGCTGTATTATACAGCGGAGTCAATGGCACGCGTGATGCAATCAACGCGCTGCGCAGCTTACGCGATATGTTGGCTGGCAACAGCAAAGGCGCAGTGGATGTTACCGTTAAATGGGATGGCGCTCCCGCGGTGTTTTGTGGGATTGATCCGTCTGATGGCGCATTCTTTGTGGCCAAGAAAGGTATTTTCAACAAAAACCCAAAGGTATACAAGAGTGTTGCAGATGTAAAAGCTGACACGAGCGGTGAACTCGCAGACAAGTTGAGCGTTGCTTATGTTGAATTAAAGAAACTTGGTATTAAAAATGTTATACAAGGAGACCTGATGTTTACCAAGGGCGACCTGAAGACGGCTACCATTGATGGCGAGTCGTATGTTGTGTTTCAACCCAACACGCTTGCATACGCTGTTCCATCCGATAGTGAACTTGCTGATAAACTAAAGGCCGCAAATGTTGGCATTGTATTTCACACCTCATACAACGGCAGTAGCTTTGAGAGTATGACTGCCAGTTATGGGGTAGACACAACCAAACTAAAGAAGGTGCCTAGTGTATGGTATCAAGATGCAACGCTGCATGACTTGAGCGGTAAGGCTACATTGACGGCGGATGATACCGCAAAAGTAACAGCTGCGTTGTCAGCTGCTGGCAAGATTTTCCAAAAGATTAGCAGCACCACTCTTAAAGCTATTGAAGAAGATCCTGAATTTGCAACCACTCTTGAAACATACAACAACTCATATGTTCGCAAAGGCCAAACGGTGACCGATACAAAGTCGCACGTTGCAGGACTAATTGCTTGGGCAACCAAAAAGTTTGATGCAGATATTGCCAGCAAGAAAAGCCAAAAAGGGCAAGCTGCCGCTGGTGCACGCAAAGATGATTACCTGTCATTCTTTAGCGACAGCAATCGAGCCAATCTTGACCTGATGTATCAGTTGCAAAACGCAATTGCCGCGGCCAAACTAATTATTATAGCAAAGCTTGACAGCCTCAAAAAGATAAATACATTTGTGCAAACAAGTGATGGCTATCGCGTAACAAGTCAAGAAGGCTTTGTTGCAATTGACCGTCTTAAAGGCGGTGCTGTTAAACTGGTTGACCGCATGACATTCTCTAAAAATAATTTTGATCCAAACATAATCAAAGGCTGGCAAAAATGAATATACAAAACGATCCATTGGTAGAGATAGCACGCGCCATTCTTGAAGGAGCATCACACAAGTTTGGCGATACTGTAGCAGCATCCAGCATTGAGGCTGGCGAGTTTACATATGCGACACAAAAGATTGACCATAAGTATGGCAACTTTGATGAGTACTTGGATCCCACTGAAGGTGGAGGCGGAGGCACATCTGGTATGTTTGTTGACAAACAATGGGAAAAATTCTATAAAGCAAACGACCTGCGTTTTACAGTATTTAGTTATATGCTTGATCTCTTTACTCCTAAGAGCGCAACCTTACTAGCATTTTCAAAACGTATGATGCAATTTCCGCCTCATAAAAGCAGCCCAGAAAAGTATGACCTGATTGATGAGGTTAGAGCAACATACACACATGTTGGAGTTGTTCGTACAACAGAACGCTATCGCCTGATTGTTGATGAGTCAACCTATAAAGCATTGCCGCAGGATGTGATTGGCAACACAACATATGACTATAGTTTTCATGCTGGTGAAGGAACTGTCGCTAGTTTTCTGATGGCAATTGGCGACAGCGAAGGCGATGTCAAAAGCAAACTTAAAAAGGCATTGGGCAAAGTCAAGGCAGAATATATTGGCAACGCAACAGAACTCAAATATGCGCAAAAGCGCGCAGTAGGACGCTAATATGAATTGTTTAAATATACAACACGACCCATTGGTAGAGATTGCGCGCGCGATGCTTGAAGGCAATTCAACGGCAGCCAAAAGAAAAGCTCATTTCTCTAAGCAAAGCAAGATGTCTGATTCCAATGCCGCTGCATATAAACCGGCGCCTGGAGATGCAGCAGCTGAAACAGTTCCTTCGCAGTATACCAAAGCGTATGCTGCAAAATATGATAAAGAATCTGTTGATTTTGATCAAGACCAAACACTCGACGAAGCAGCACAATTGGCTGGCCTAAAGACCAAATCAGAAAAAAGTGGAATATCATATGGTATACTTAAACAAGTATTTGATCGAGGAATGGCTGCATGGAAAACAGGTCATCGCCCAGGAGCAGGCCAACACCAATGGGCATATGCACGCGTCAACAGTTTTATAATGGGTGGTAAAACACGAACAACCGGTGATGCTGACTTGTGGGCAAAACATAGCGGCAAAAAAGAATCATTGGAAGAAGAAAGCTGGGAAGATGGATATGAGCGGCGCGTAATTAAAGTTACTAGTGCTGAGCATAAACAACAGGGACACCTGTGGAGAATCAAAGGGAAAGCTGATGCATCAAAAACCATAAAATATTACAAAACCAAACCAGACTTTGAAGAATTTGTAAAGCAAATGAAAAGAGTTGCTGGTCACGAATTTGGCGGATAAAGTTTAAACGCGTATGAATATACAAGACGATCCGTTAGTAGAGCTAGCACGTGCTATACTTGAGACACAGCAATTGGATGAAGGCTTTAAGGAATTGCTGTTTGCGCTGTTTTCAATAGGCGCCGGAATGTATGAAGTGGATTATATAGCTGACTTGCTAAATAAACACAATGTACCAGCTACACAACAGGTTGACACAGTACAAAAATTGCAGCAACAGTTAAAAGACCCGCGATTTGATAGTGCAGCCGTAAAGGTTATAGGCAAATTGCAAAACAGTACTGTTGTTAAAGGCAGTAAAGCCCAAGTGGTAAGCGCCGCACGCTCTTTTATATTGCCCAATGAAGTGTTTGGCAAAAATATAGAAAACCCAAATAACGACCAATTGATGACGCCTTACCGCGACGATGCAGGATTGTGGACAATTGGTGTTGGTCATCTGATGGGCAACGGCTCTGCTGCTGCAAAAGACGCATGGGTTAAGGCGCGTGTCTCGGCTGGCAAAAGCACTATAATCACACGCGCTGAGGCGCTTAAGATGTTTGATGCCGATGTTGAAAAACATTATGAACGCGCGTATATCAAATTTAAAGGTGTGTGGAACGGCTTATCGGTGCAATTAAAGGTTGCTCTTGTAGATATATCTTATCGCGGCGACCTGGAGAAAGCTGGTGCAAAAGATTTTGACTTTGTGCAATCAATTAAAAAAGGTTTGTTTAAAACCGCAGCAAAACAATACCTAGATCACTCTGAATATAAAAAGCGTTCATCCGTAAAACCTGATGGCGTAGTTAAGCGTATGCAAACCAATGCTAATCTTATAGCAAAAGGATAATATAAATATAGCAATATGAGCAAACCATTTTCTTTTCATGACATGATGGCTGTTGATCCAACCCAAGGGAGTTGGAATGACGCTATCGGATTAATTGCATACCAATACAAAAAGCGTCGCCGTGGGCTAATCGGTGAAAGCTCTGATGAATTGACACCAACTGCAGAAGAGACTAGCCTTAAAGAATCTCCTTTTGCATTTAATCGTGAACAGGCATTAAAAAATATTGCGGCTGATTTGGATGCTGCATATAAAAAAGATAAGGAAACCACATTAAGAGTTAATCGTTTGCTTGGGCAGCTAGTTGAGGCCGCGTACAAATGCTTTGAAATTACAAATATCAGAGAAAAAGACCTGTTTAAATACAATTTGCTCAAAGCAATATCAAATCAAGCCGACAAGAACGTTGATAAACTTGATACTTTTGAATTGGCCAAGGCAGTTCATGGTAAAAAATGATATAAATCATAATATGATCAAGTCCTTTAAGAGTTTTACTGAAGAACGCACCAATGGTGTAGTGGTTACCTTTGGTCGCTACAATCCACCAACAGTTGGACATGAAAAATTATTTGATGCTGTCTCAAAAATTGCAAAAGGCAAAAACTTTCTAATCTATTCGTCACAAAGCCAAGACGCAAAAAACCCGTTGGGCTATGATGACAAGATTAAGTTTCTTCGCAAAATGTTTCCATCATATGGCCGCAGCATTATATCTGATAAAAGCGTAAAGAATGTATTTGATGTTGCTGTTAAAGCATATGACACTGGTTATACCAAATTGACGCTTGTTGTTGGTAGTGATCGCACTGATGAATTCACCAAGCTCTTAAATAAATATGATGGCATTAAAGCAGCACACGGTTATTACGTATTCCGCGATGGCATTGAAGTAAAGAGCGCCGGTGAACGCGATCCTGACAGCGATGGTGTTGCTGGTATGAGTGCTAGCAAAATGCGAGCAGCTGCAGCAGACAATGATCTTGAATCATTTGCAAAAGGAGTACCCAAAACATTTGGTGATGTGAAAGACTTGTTTAATGCGGTGCGCGTTGGACTGGGTCTTAAAGAAAGCCACAACTTCCGCAAGCACGTACAATTTGTACCTGTTTCAGAAAATCGTGAACGCTATATTGCTGGCGAGATTTTCAACAAAGGCGATGTGGTATACAGCATCAAAACTGGTGAAGCCGAATTGATGATCTTGGAACAAAAACCAAACTATGTGGTGTGTAAGAACCTGCATACACTGGCCGAAAGCAAAATCTTTGTTGCGGATCTCCGCCTTACCTTAGAACAAACACAACCATTAACAGTATGAAAAATTTAGTAGAAGAAAGACAAAAACGCATTGTGCAATTGGCAACGCACAGTCCTTATGATGACTTGATTGCAAGCTTCGTTGAAAGCACAGCGGACTTTGAAAGCCTTAGTATTCTTGATATTAAAGAAAAGTATCATGCATTCATTGAAGAAAACACACCACCTGATTATGAAGATGGCGGTATTGTTGTTGGAGAATGCTTTAAGATTCGTTGTGTTGAGAGCCATGGCGGTTGCCGCATTGGTGAAACCTACAACGGCCGCTGGGTGCCAGGCGAAACTGCTAACGTGCTACGCCTGCAAGTCGAAGATCTCCCTGGTGCTACTCAACACCCAATTGCTTTTTACAATAAAAATACAAACTACGTCTCAATCCCAAAACAATTCAAACTATTATGAAAACACTATCACAAATCCTAAATTCACCAACGGCCGTTGACCTCGTTGAAGGTACTGCATGGAAAATTCTTAATACAACACTTCGCGGCCTTGGCTTTGAAGCAGCTACCGGTTCAGACCTGCGTTCGTTTAAAGGAATCGCTAAAGACGACATTTACAATCTATATGGTATTCCAATGCGCGCTGGCAAGTGGGCCGATGTATGGTTTGTTATTCTTGAAGATGGCTATGCAATTGTCAACGACGAAAAGGTGACCATGTTTGATCATATGGGTGATGCTCTTAAAGCTATTCAAAAGATTGGCGTTCAACAGAAGAAGAACGTTACAGAAGAGACACTTGAAGAAAAGTTGAGTGCGGATGACGAGGCAGGTGTATGGATCAGCGATTTTGTAAAGAGTGATGACCCACGTTTTGAAGGCAAAAGTAAAAAGGAACGCATCAAGATGGCACTAGGCGCTTATTATGCGGCCCAAAACGAAGAGTTTGAGACCGAAGGTGTTCAACTGGATGAAGAAGTTGACTATTATAAATTCAAACAATTGGCTATCCTTGGATTGCTATCGCCGGCCGACGCAAACAAAGCAGCACTTGGTATGAAAGCTATTGAAGGCGGCCATCCTCCAACTCAAGAACAAAAAGCAATCATTGGCGATACTCTTGTGCTGTTGGTCAACATGATTACGGGTGATAGCGCGGTATTGAATAAATTAAAGAAGACTGCGCGCGACGCAAAAAACACCGCTGCATAATGTTTGCGCTTGGCATGCACTTTTGGAACGCGCAGGCAGCTGCTCTACCCGCGGGCATTGGCAGCGACAATCCCGCAAATGCGGCCGAGCCAAATGCTACGGCATGGGTGCTGATGGATGGGCCATGGTACAACACTGCAGGCAATCCAAGTTCTGGATTTATTGGCGGTCAAAGTTGGAGAAAAATGGCTCCAGGAGCATCTGTAAATGGTAAAACGTCTTATACATATGGAGATGAGACTGTGAACTGGACTGGATCTGTATGGCAGTACACCAACACAGGTTTGGGTGTTATTTCATCATCAACTGCTAATGTTACATATCCTTGGTTAGCAACAAATTGGACCAACGGTTTCACTGCAGCAAAAATTACGTCGTCATATGTAAAAACTACAAATTATCCAGCTGTTCCATAATCAATTGGATCCAATTGTTCATTGGCCGTATCGGATAAATAACAATACTCCCTTCGGGAACCTACGGTTAATCTAATCGGTAATAGCTGCCTTGATTAAGAAGCCTTAATGTATTAAAGGTTATACAACGCCTCGCCGTTTGCTATAAAGTATTATACAACAAGCCATTAATCTTGTAAAGGATAAAATTCATAAATTAGAAAAATAAACAAATGGAATTGGACAAAAGAAAACAAATTGTTAAGAGTGTTCAAGCTGCATTAGGACTAGACCCGGATGGTGTTGACGGTCTAATCACATGGGCAGCTATTGCGTCTAAGGTTGGTGCTGTCGCGCCCGCTCCTGATATAGCAGTGGTTGCTAGTACGCCACCCGTCGGCATCAGCGCCAACGCATATAAACTTATTCTTAAATATGAAGTGGGTGGCGGCCTGGATTATTACAATAAAGCGCTAAAGCACCCATGTTACCCAGGCGGGCAAAGCGGTGTTACCATTGGCATTGGCTATGATATGGGTTACAATAGCGCAGCACAATTTGCAACAGACTGGAAAGACATGTTGCCATCCGACACATATCTTCGTCTAGCGCTGCACCTTGGCAAAAAAAGCGGCGCAGCAGCCGCAGCAATACCCAGCGTTAAAGATATTAGCATATCGTGGGAAAGTGCACAAAGCGTGTTTAAAACCAATACACTCCCACGGTTTATTAAAGAAACCATACGTACTTTTCCAGGTGCTCAAGCATTGCATGCCGATGCTTTTGGCACTCTTGTGAGTTTGGTATTTAATCGCGGCGGCAGCACCACTGGCAGCTCCCGCACCGAAATGTTAAATATAAAGGATGCTATTGCGCACAACCGGCCTGACATATACAACTATATTGCACAGCAAATTGTTGCTATGAAACGCCTTTGGGTTGGCAAAGGTTTGGATGGTTTGCTTACACGCCGCGATGAAGAAGCGCGTCTGGTCAAAAGCTGCGCTTGATAGACGCATTTAACAAAGAGCGACTGTTCACGTTTTGGCACAATAGTCTGTTTAGTATAAATACATTGTTATGCCACACTATACTGCTCCTCGCACGTTGTCTCGCAAAATTGAGGACTACCTTGATTACGGGTTTACCTCAACGTCCACTACGTCGGCCACATCCACCTCAACTGCATTTGATGGCTTCGGGCGCGCACGTGTAGCCGAACCATACACACTATTTGATAGCCAACATCGCTATGCTGAAAATAACAAATGGAATAATGTTTTTACTGGTACTGGTGCATCAACATATGTTGAAAATGAAAGTGCTGTAAATCTCACGGCGCCAGCTGGTGCCGGAACAGTTATTAGACAAAGTAATGTTGTATTTCCATATCAGCCTGGCAAATCATTGTTGTTGATGTGTAGTTTTGCATTTAGTGAAGCAACATTGGTCAACTCTAAAACCGTTACACAACGTATTGGTTATTTTAATGCTGATAATGGAATATTTCTTGAACAGACAAATGGCGCGCCTGATGTTGCAACAGCTCGTAATGGTGGTGGATTGCGTCTTGTATTGCGCTCTGACAGTGTTACTGCTGGCACTGGCAACTCAGTTGATTTTGCAGTTGAACAAGCAAATTGGAATGGTGATAAGTTTAATGGCACTGGAAGCAGTGGGCGAACGCTTGATGTATCAAAGGCTAATATCTTTTGGATGGATGTTGAATGGCTTGGTGTTGGCGATGTACGCTGTGGTTTTGTTGTTGATGGAAAAATGGTGGTAGCGCACACATTCCATAATGACAACATGAATGCTACTTCTTACATGACAACCGCGGTGTTGCCTATAAGATATGAATTGACCAACACTGGAACGACTAGTCCATATGTTAAGCAAATATGTAATACTGTAATTAGTGAAGGTGGTTTTAATCCAACTAGCATTACATACAACCAATTAGCAACCGCTAATATATCAAATCTTCGCACTGCTGCCACGGATGGGTTATTCTATAACGTTGTTTCAATACGATTAGCTACCGGTAAAACTGATGCTATAATTATTCCCACTGACATTGAATTGTTAGGAGAAAGTAACAAATCATATCAATGGGCTTTACTTCGGAACGCCACATTTGGCACCACTCCCACATGGACAACACATGCTGATTGTGGCACAACCCAATTTACAACAAGTGTATCAACGGTCACTGGTGGTGTATTGGTAAAGACTGGATATTTCACAAGTAACAGTGGAAGTGTTGCCTCAACTATTGCTGGTGATATTGCATTACAAATTGGCAGAACTATTGCTGGTGTGTCTGATACATATACTGTGGCTATTACATCGACTGGCACAAACGCAAGATATACAGGAAGCCTTGCATGGTATCAAATCATATGAAGACATTACAACAAATCCTAGAGACTCCAACATTTACTCTGTTTGAAGAAGCGGAATATGATGGGCGAGCAGTAACGCTCAACAAGCCATTTCGCAGCGATGACGATAAACATAAGTTTTATGTATATGTCAAAAACGAAAAAGACAATGTAATCAAACTTGGTTTTGGTGATCCCAACATGGAAATCAAGCGTGATGACCCAGCGCGTCTAAAAAGTTATCGTGCACGCCACCGTTGCGATACCAATCCAGGCCCAAAGTGGAAAGCTAACTATTGGAGCTGCCGTTTTTGGGAAGCTGGCAAGAGTGTTAGCGACTTGCTTAAGAAGTAAGTGATAAATACGTTTTGATATGAAACGTGTTCATGAATTGACCGAGAAGAATTTTCTACTGTATGCCGCAAACAATTATGATAATCCGCGTTGCCTTGATGTAAAGGAATTTCATGAAGATGTTAATCGCTTTAAGTACGTTAAAAAACTGCTAAAGAAATACCAAGAAAAAGGCATACTTCAGGAACGGCTGATTCTTAATCATCTTATTGTAATACACAATATGTTTCACATCGCACCAGCCACCCACATGTGTTTCTTTAAGATTAGCGAAACGCATTGGCCGGCATTAAAAACATTTTTACTCTATCTTAACTATATACCTGACGGCGAATATCTTAATATACCAATCGACTTGCGCGTAGCGCGGTCACTTCAAAAATTATAAATAACATATGGGATTCTTTTCTACTGCGACAGACACATATTTTGCATTTCGCTTTCTGCGATTGCTAACAACTCCTTGGGAAAAAACTGGAGCATACAAATTGGGTCTAATTGATGCTGAAGGCAAAGTATTGCGTAAGCCAGTTGACATGAGCGAGCGCAGCAAATATAATATTTTTCACAGGTTGGTGTTTCGTATCAAACGGCTGCTCAATAAGATTCCATTTGGTAAAACAACAGCTGCTAGCTATCTTGCTGCATTGTGGCTTATTAAAGAACACACTGGATTGAGCGACAAAACCATCGCGCGAGTATTGCATGAAGCAACAGGTGTTGCTGTTGATACACAAACTCTAACGGAAAGTACATGGTATGTTAATGCTGACAACACGCTGCAGCATGGAGTATATTCACTTGCACGCAATGTGCCGTTCCCTACCACCGGTGAAGAGTTGCAAATTATAAATACCCAAGTAACAGTAAAAGAAGATGCTGTGGCAGTTGGCACCATTTTGGGTGTACCAGTATATGCAGTGCATCATGTTAAAAGCAAACAAACTCTATTTGTAACACCACACGATCTTAAAAGATGAACGCTAAAGAAGATACAACCACCGCAAATGTTGCTCTACCGCCCACTGGCAACCGCCCGCATGACAACAGCGACACTATGATTCGTCGCAAAAAGTTTATGCAGTTTGATGTTAAGAGTGATACTTTTCGCAAGTTTGAAACTGGTCGCAATAAGTTTGAGCGCTGGAGCAAATACTTAAATCTACAAGATGACTCTGAAAAAGCAATTTATGATTATGCAATGAAAAACAGCGATCACACCATTGTATTGCGCAATGGAGATACTGGTGCAATGCGCAGTATACGCCGGCGAGCGCTCAATGAAGCTGATGAAAAAATAACCAACTTTGAGGGATTCTTTAAACCAGTTGACATTCAAATTGACTATGACCCAACTCAATTAAAAGCAGGTATAGACGTAGAATCAGAACACACACCTCATAAAGAAATTGCTACCATAATAGCTAAACATCATTTAGCTGAGGATCCTGAGTACTACGTTAAGCTTAAGAAGTACGTCGAGACTAAAGGCGCATAAACTGTAAAATAAAGATTTACATACGCGCGCATTCCATATATAATTTGTATACAAGGTAGGCTACTTGATGGTAGCCTATTTTTTTGCTAAACTTTCCTTAAACTACATGAATAACAACAATACCGCAATAACCATCTTCGATGAACAAACTAGCAGAAAACCAAATCGTTATCCATGGACTGAAGAGTTTATAAATGCTATGCATTCTGGGTTTTGGACCGACAAAGAATTTTCCTTTCAGCCTGACCTGCACGACTTTAAAACAGTTCTTGATGATCGTAGGCGCGAAATTGTTATACGCACACTAAGCGCAGTTGGTCAAATTGAAGTTGCGGTCAAAACTTTTTGGGCAAAGCTTGGCGATAATCTACCGCACCCATCATTGCAAGACCTGGGCTTTGTTATGGCCAACACTGAAGTGATTCACAACAATGCCTACGAACGTCTGATTAGTGTATTGGATATGGAAGATGTGTTTGAAGAGAATCTTAAATTGGAATGGATTCAGGGCCGGGTCAAATATCTTAAAAAGTATACGCACCGCTTCTATAAGGACAGCAACAAACAATATCTGTATGCGTTAACGCTCTTTACATTGTTTGTTGAGAATGTTAGCCTGTTTAGTCAGTTTTATATTATCAATTGGTTTAAGACTTTTGAAAATGTGTTGACACATGCTGACCAACAAGTTAAGTATACGCGCAACGAAGAAAACATCCATGCGCTTGTTGGTATTAAAATCATCAATACCATGCGGCAGGAATTGCCAGAAATGTTTGATGACGAATTGGAAGAGCGTATTGTTGCGGCTTCGCTTGAAGCATACAAGGCAGAAAGTAAGATTGTTGATTGGATGATTAACGGTATCAATGAGCCTGGTTTAAGCGCGCCAATTCTTAAAGAGTTTATCAAGAATCGTATCAATGAAAGCATGTCACAAATCGGATTCCGCAAACCATTTGAAATTGATGAAGCATTGATTGCTGAAACAATGTGGTTTGATGAACAGCTGCATGGCAACAACATGACTGACTTTTTTGCATCGCGCCCTGTTGAATATAGCAAGAAAAACCAAAGCTTTGGTGAGGACGACTTGTTCTAATATATAACTTTAGATTATGAGTACAGAAGATATTTACTGGCTAAACAAAGACAGCCGAAAGTTCCTGAGCAGAGGGTATGTCCTTGAAGAAAACGGCGAAACAGCAGAAAGCCGCATGCGCGATATTGCGGAGGCTGCTGAAAAACGACTGCAGCTGCCTGGCTTTGCGGACAAATTTGAAAGCTATCTACACAAAGGATACTATTCACTAAGCAGTCCTATTTGGAGCAACAGCGGCCGTGAACGAGGTTTGCCAATAAGTTGTTTTGGAACATACATTAGCGACACTCTTGAAGAGATTGCTGGTTATAAAATTGCTGAAATCTCCATGATGACAAAGAATGGCGGTGGCACAAGTGCATACTTTGGTGCATTGCGCGGCCGCGGTACTCCTATTAGCACTGGCGGAACAAGCACTGGCGCGGTACACTTTATGGAGCTGTATGACAAGCTGATGAGTGTGGTGTCACAAGGCAATGTGCGTCGCGGCAGCTTTGCGGCATACCTGCCAATTGACCATCCTGACATTGAAGAATTTCTAAAGATTAAAGGTGAAGGCCATACCATTCAAGACATGAGTATTGGTGTTACTGTTAGTGATGAATGGATGCGCAAGATGATTGATGGCGATAAAGACGCGCGTAAGACCTGGGGATTGGTAATTAAAAAGCGCTTTGAGAGCGGCTATCCATACTTATTCTTTAGTGATACCGCAAACAATGGTGCGCCTCAAGTATACAAGGACAAAGGCAAACTCATTCATGCAAGTAATCTTTGCTTAACCGGCGATACACTAATCGATGTATCAATTAATTCAGACGGAAGCGACCATAAATCAATTACACTTGAAGAATTCTGCTTTCTATTTAAATTAAATATTTGGGATAAGATATTTGTCAAATCGGTTAAAGATGATCAATCTATTTGGGCACAGGTTACTGTTGCAGAAAAGACTGGAAAAACAAATGAACTGATAGAAATCCTTAGTGATTGCGGGAAGACAATCAGATGCACGCCAGATCATAAGATTTTAACAAAAAACCGAGATTGGGTATGTGCTAAAGATCTTGTTGAATCGGATGAATTGATATTAGAATAAATCCTTATGTTCTGAAATACTCTTTATTATAAATACTGAGTATGGATTATAAACAAATATACAACGAATTGATTGTTTCAGCTAAATCTAAAAGTAGAACAAAAGATAAAATTGAAGAGTATTACGAATCGCACCACGTAATCCCCGATTTTATGTTTTCTACTAGGAGAGGAAAGGGCCCAAGCGGTCACTTACCAGGAAATTCAGAATACACAGAAAATAAAGTTTTGCTAACTGCTAGAGAGCATTTCTTTGCTCATTTATTACTTTGCAGAATATACCGAAGAACCCGTTATGAATATTCATGTTTATCGTCATTA